CTTAGCGTCTATAACGGCCGTGTTTTCGTTTTGGTCTGCAACGTTATAAAAATCTTCTTTGTCCGGTTTTTTCAAACCATAATTGTTCGTAGTTTTCACAGAAGATAACCCCCTTCTTATTTGATGTTTTGATTATCTTCTGTGTTTCCTACGTTCTTAGGTAATAAAAAAAGAACCCTTTAGGTTCTGCTTCTTAGTACTCTTCGCCAGTGAAGTTTCTGTAATCCTCTGGAGAGATAGTACCATCTTCGACCTCCGCCTTTGCCAAATATCTTACTTGGTCTTTCATGGACGGGTAGCCATTCTTGGAGTCTTCGCTAAGGCTGTCAAAAGTCTTTCTGCCCGCCTTAATAAGTCTCCAGTAACTGTGTGCGATAGACTGAATTTTCATCATTCGTACCTCCTTATAATAAGTTTTCTATTAGTTCAAATATCTCCACAAGAGTTTCGTCCTGTGCGATATTGATTTCCTCTTGAACCATTTGACTCTCATACAACGCTACCGCTGTCTCGTCTGTAAGGAGCAATGCTTCTTCAAGTTCTGCTACAGTTCGTGCCAGAGCGTCGATTTTCTGCTCTTCGGGAATGAACGGCTCCCATTCTTGGTTAAGCACAAACATACCATTAAAGAACAGGTATTTACCCTCTTCGTAATCCTCCGGTAAACTGTCAACCTCTGCCACTGTATATCCGTGGTCTATTGCGTACATCATTACTTCGCCCTTTTCGTTGAGCAACGCCCACTTTTCGAATGCCTCGTCGAAAAAACCAAATACGATTTTTGGTGCGTGAAGTAAGATGCGTCCGTCTGTTGTAACTAATATGTTCATTTGTAAAACCTCCTTAACTTGGTGCTGGACAAGTGCTGATATATAGTGTTCCCGTCGAGGAATAATTAGCAAATGCTCCACTTGGCGTTGTTGCAAAGCCATTATTCTCAGTAAAGGTTATGCCATCAAGTGTGTACCATAACGATATTGGTGCTGTGGTCGCACCCGATGCACGTGTAGCATATAAACCCATACATCTATCTCCAACCCATTCCATTCCGTACATATTACCACTGTTTGGTAGAGTATTTGTACCCGTTGCAACCAACGTCATCACAGAGCCGTTGTAAGAGTATACATTCTTATTCATTCGATTTAAGAAGGTATTCTCGTTAATTCGCACATAGGAAATCGGACAAAATGTACTGGTAGGTTTAATCAATTCTGTTACTGTATTTGTGCTAGGGTCGTACCTATATATCAAAAAGTTATAGGCAACAAGTATTGTATTACTACATTCGTAAATATTCACACCAGTGCTATATACTGGTGCATTGTTACTAACTGATGTTTCTAAATAACTGAAAAAGTCATTAGCAACGACTTCGAAAGTCTTATTAGCAATGCTGTACCTTTCTATCGTAATCGTAGTACGCCCCATATAGTTATCAGCCTTGTCTCTCTTTCTTTCAGTATAGGCATGATAAATATAGCCGTTATGGTACACAGAACCACTATAATATCTAGTAAATTGACCCTCCGAACCACCATTACCATAGCCCGAATTGATAGAACTGTAAGTCCATGTATATCCCGTCGCTTGGTCGATTTTTGTTCCAGTGGAGTTAAATTCTACATAAGTAAAATAATTCGAACCACCACCGCCACTCTGCGAACCGCCCGTGGAGAAAGTTTGATTAACTCTACCGAATAGTCTGCCGTCGCATTCTATTAACGGAGTAATAGATACCGCATCACTATTAATATGTGACGAACCATCGTTACCATTAGTTATTATAGCATCTGCCCCTTTGGTAAAGGTTATTCCGTCTGTGGAATACATCAACGCTGTTTTTGTACCCGATGTTGCGGAATATCCAGTGAACCACTTCCCGAATGCGTAAGCACTAGCACTATTTATCCCGTTAAAGGTAGTTCCCGTTCTTGTGCTAACTGTCCACCCAGTCGGATTTGTAACGTCGGGGTTATTAAGAACTACTGGTATTTGATAGGACGAAAATCTTGCGTGTGCCTTACCAAATAAACCGCTACTATAACACAGTCTTGCTTTACCGCCGATGCCGATATACATTTTCTTGATTTTTCTAGCCTTACCGCCTACTCCAAAATAAGCTCTTTTGCCCTTTCGGGCTTTACCGCCTACGCCAAAGTATAAACCTTTCGCCATATCGCCACCGCCTTACTCATAAACGATATAAATAGCACCGCTTAACAGTGTGCTACTTCCGGCCGTTAAATCCGATGTACCGGCACTAATCGCTCTTACCATAGAAGTTCCATAGTTAGTGTCTGCTGTGCCGATACCCGTTGTTCGGTTCATGGCGTTTTTAAGCGTGTTCATTGTCACAAGGTTTGTGCTTGCCGTAATTGCCGTTGTGGTAGCCGTACTGTTAGTAATTGCTCTTGTAGTAACAGCACCAGTACCATTACCAATTAAGGCTTGCCCAGAAGTAAACGTTGTCGCTCCAGTACCGCCTCTTGCAACTGGAAGTGTACCAGAAGTGATTTCTGATGCTGAGTGGTTATGTGCCGTTGGTGTCATACTTGTAGGGAAATCACTAATCTGCGACTTCGTATGAGTATGCGTACCATTTGCCTTACTATTCCATGTGGTACGTTCTGCGGAAGTAATGTGTCCTACGGTGTCTGTCAAGTGGGAAATAAGGCTAGAAATCGCCTTTGCAATCTTACCAAATGCGGCTCTTAAATTTTCCCCACTGGACAGTTCTGCAATATCACTTGCCACAACGTAAGTTGGAGTGTCTACCTCTTTTAACTTCTCGTCAACATTCGAAAAGTTACTATTAAAGTCCTCGACATTATAAAGGTCGGAACTCTCCGGGAGATTAAATTCGTAATTTGTTGTCTTTTTCATTTGTTATCACCTCTTTAAGTGTCGATGTTTGCTTTCCCTCGAATCTCGCCATAAGTATAAGATGCAAGTTGTCCATGAGTATAGTGTGAAACTTCCTCATTCGTTCTGTATCTAACGCTTACGTCTAATATCATATTAGCGGGAATGATTTTTTCCAGTGTACTTTCTACAATCTTTTGTTGCTCTTTAACGGTTATTTCCAACTTTACAACAATGGTAAGTTTCGAATGGTCGATTTCCAAAAAATATCCTGTATCTCCACATATATTCGTCAAAATGGATTTCAACGTTTCTTTTGTATATGGAATCTCTGATACAATCTGACTGGCAATTCGCATTCTTCGTGTTTCGAGACTGTCAGTTTGCTTGGAAGGAATATTAAGCATTGTCTCCCAACGCTTACAACCGGACGGTTCAAGAGTGGAAACATACTGATTTTTGTAAGTTTCGTCTCTTGCTCTCTGCAACCTCTTGAACTCGTTGGTAAGTGCATTAGATATATGCTTTATTTCTTTCGTTTCCGCAACGACTGGTGGAAAGTAAGAATAAATATCAATAGGTCTAGTTAGCACTTATATTCCCCCTTACTGCGATATTGTCAGCACTGATTTCAAGGTTTTTTGTTTCTCCATTCAGTGTAGTACCTGTAATGTCAACAACACCTTGCACATCTAGTATTTTTGCATCTAACTGACTAATACGAACAATGATTGCCGTTGTTTCCCATCCCTTATTAAGTTCGAGAATGTAATCGTCAATGGCCTTTGTGATTGTGTTGCCTATTTCTTCCCACGAATACCCTGTTGCATAAGTCAGTGTCAAGCCAATGTCTACCGAAGTGCTACCACAAGGGAAAACGTGTACGTTATGGTCGATTGATACAAGTCCGTCTCCGTTACCGTCTGTTGGATCCAGTGTCTGCTTTACAAGATTTACTGTTTCTGTTGTAGGTACACCGTAATCACTCGCCTGTATTACCAATGCTACATTTCCGGCTTCTGATTCCATATTGCCGTTGGTATGAGCATAAACATGAACGCCACCAACACCGTTTATATCATTTACACTTGCGATGTACTGTGCTTTGTTCCAACCATACTGATTGTTATTGAAAGAATCAAAATATTCCTGTCTGAAACTGTCCTCGCTCTGTTCGTCCTCTCCTAAAACAAGAATTTCTGTAATCTCTGCACTTTCAAGTCCGGAAATCGCTTGAATTGGAATAATCGTTCCTGTATAACCGTTTGCGATTGTTCCCGGTTGCTCACACATCAACTTAAATGTAGTGTCACTTATCTGCTCTGTCACGATATACGTTAAATCGTTCAGGAAAAAGCGTTCTCCGATTGCAACTGCAATATTAAAACTACCTTTAACAATCGCATTTGTTGGTGCATTCGGTTGTAGTCCTCGTTCCGATGCTCTTTTAATTAAGCCGTCCATACTAGCACTGTCCGCATACGTTTCTGTCATTATCATTTCATCTTCTCCATACGCAAGCAGAAATTCTATAGCTGCGGCCGACAAAACATCGAAAGCCAAACTGCCTTCTCTTTTATCTACCTCATTCGGAATATCCGCAAGCATACGGTCCAAAATTTCTTCATGTGTCATATTGCCCTCCTTATACCACGAATGTTGTATTGCTTTCGAATGAACCTACATTAGAATGAACAACAAAAAAGACGGTCAGTTTATTGCCGTCTACTTTAAATTCAAAGTCGCTTACACTGTCGATTCTATCGTCCTGTGTGAGTGCTTCTCCTATTCTTCTTTTAAGTTCTGACTTGCAATAGTCTATATCTTTGCCGTACAAGTCCTTTGTTTCAACACCATAATTCCACGAATAAATAAGATAATTGTATCTTTCGGTATTCAGTGCCTTGTACACTGCCTGTTTTACCGCTTCGATACCGTCAATCTTTCC